ACCTTGCCGACCTCGTACGCGCAGCCGAGATCGGCCTCATGTCGGGCAGGCCGACCGTCACGCAAATCGGCAATCAGGACTTTGCCTCCTACGAACTAACCCTCAGCACGAAGGTCGCACCATGAAACTGCTCGTCACCACGCACCGGCTCAACGGCAAGAACAAAGGCGACGTCATCGACGTCAACGACACCGTCCTCGCCGAATACCTGCTCGCATCCGGGCAGTGCGTCAAGGTCGAGGAACCAGCACCCAAGGCTGTCACCAAAGCCAAGAGCGCAGCGACTAAGGTATTACGCAAGAAACGGAAGGACTGAACATGGCCGCCACTACTTACCTCGCCAACCCGATCGTCAGCGTCGGAACCGCCTCACCCGGCACCGACATCTCCGACCAGTGCATCAGCGCGGTCCTCACCACGCAGCAGGACGCACTCGAGTCCACCGCGTTCGGACAGACGAACCGCACCTACGTCGGCGGCCTCAGCAACAACACCTGCACGCTCACGTTCCTCATGTCGTACGGCACCAGCGAAACCTACGCACTGCTCAACAGCCTCGTCGGTGCAGCCGCGACGTTCGTGTCAATCAAGCCGACCTCGGCGGCGATCAGCGCCACCAACCCGGAGTTCCAGTTGACGAACGCGTACCTCGAGTCGTTCGACGTCGTGAACGGTTCGCTCGGCGAACTGTCGCAGGTCGAGGCGACGTTCGTCGGCGGCACGCTCGTCAAAGACGTCACCGCCTAAACCAAGAACGCTCGTTAGGAGGGCAGCATGAAACTGACGTTCACCGTCACCTACCTCACCCCCGCAGGGAAGGAAACCAAGACCACAGTCGAGATCGGCATAGCCGACTTCGCCGCGTGGGAACGCAAGAGCAAGCGCAAGGTGCAGGACCTGCAGGCAGGCATGGGCATCGACGACATGACGTTCCTCTGTTGGCATCGCATCAGCAAGAACAAAATCGACGCACGCGACTACGAGACGTGGCTCGAGTCGGTGCAGCAAATCGAGGCCGAGGGAGTCGAAGCCGCGCACCCTACGGCAGCGGCACCATCAGACGACAACTAGCCGCGCTACTACTGGCGACCGGATGGTGGCCTCCAGACATCGAGTTCGACATGCAAGACCTCGCGACGGTACTACTCTTGGATGACAAACGCCGACGCAAAGGACCTCGCAGATGACAGTCGTGTATGCCGAGATGCAGTTCGTCGGCCTGAAGGAAGCCGTCAAGGAACTCAACAGCATCGACAAGTCGGCGCGCCGACAGTTGACCCGCGACTACAAAGACATCGTCGCGCCGGTAATCACCGAAGCGAAACAGCGCATCCCGTTCGGCACACCGATCTCCGGGTGGTCGCGTTCGTGGACCACCAAGTCTGGGCGCCAGTTGCTGCCTTGGGATTCGGCGGTCGCCGACGACTACATCAAGGCCCGAGTCTCGGGCAAGAAGCCGCGCGAATACAACGGCATGACGTCGAACCTCGCCGTGTTCTCGATCGCATGGTCGGGCGCGATAAACACGATCTACGACCTCGCCGGTCGCACGTCGCGCGGCGCGACCCGTGCCGGGGCGAACATGATTCGAGGCATCGAGTCAAAGAAGGGCAAGGCGTCTCGAGTGCTGTGGCCTGCGTTCGACGCGAACCGTGACGAGGTGCAGCGACGCATCCAAGAGTTGATCGACGAACTGTTCCGACGCACGAAGTTCGGAGTCTGACATGGCAGTCGTCATCCCCATCGTCTCCGAGTTCGACGGCAAGGGCGTCAGCAAGGCGATCAAGGAGTTCGAGCAACTCGGCACCACAGGCGAGAAGGCACAGTTTCTGCTCAAGAAGGCCGCACTGCCGGCGGCTGCTGCGCTCGGCGGACTCGCGCTCGCCGTAGGCGACGCAACCAAGGCAGCCATCGAGGACGCCAAGGCTCAGGCACTGCTCGCACAGGCCATCGAAAAGAACACGATCGCAGGCGAAGCGAACGTCAAGGCGGCGGAGGCGTACATCGAGGCGACGATGATGTCGGCGGCGGTCGCCGACGACCAGTTGCGACCCGCTCTTGCGACCCTCGTACAGACCACCGGCGACCTCACCTACAGCCAAGAACTGCTCAACACGTCGCTCGACATCTCGGCGGCGACCGGGGCGGACCTCGGCGCCGTCACCGACGCAGTCGCCAAGGCGTACAGCGGCAACACGAAGGCCCTCGCCTCACTCATCCCGAGCCTGCGCGACACCATCAAGGAGGGCGCGTCCCTTGACCAGATTATGCAGCAGGTCGCCGCGACCGTAGGCGGTGCTGCGAGCGTCGCAGCGAACAGCGCCGAGGGCCAGATGAAACGCCTGTCGCTCACGCTGTCGGAAACCAAGGAGAGCATCGGTGCGGCGTTCCTGCCAATCCTCGAGCGTCTCCTGCCGGTGCTGCAGGACATGGCGAAGTTCGTGCAAGAGAACACCGACCTCATCGTCAAACTGATCGTCGTCGTCGGCAGCCTGGCCGCAGGCATCCTCGCCCTCAACGCTGCGATGAAGGTGTACCACGCCACGCTCATCGTCGTCGACATCGCACAGAAACTCGTGACCGCGAGCAACGTCAGCATGGGCGCCTCAGCAGCGACGACCGCGTCCAAACTCGCACTCATGGGCGGCGCCATCGCATCCGTCGCAGTATCCGCCGACGCACTCAGTCGCGACGGCGGCAAGACGTTCAAGGACCTGACCTACGTCATCAAGGACTTCGTCAACGTCGGCATCTCAGGATTCGAGATGCTCGCCAACAGCGCCGTCTACGCCGTCAACCTCATCAACCGCGCGTTCAACGCCATCAGCCCGATCGACGTGCCACTCATCCCCGAAGCCAAACTTCCCCGATTCAACCTCGGCTCGTTCAACACCGGCAACTTCCCTGGCGACGGAGGCGGTGCAGGCGGCGTGACCGCAGGCCCCGACTTCCTTGAACGCCAACTCGCTCGCCCGGTGACCCCAGTGGTCCCCGTCGTACCAGTCGTCCCTCCTACGAAGGGCGGCGGAGGCGGTGGGGCAGGCGGCGGGGCCGCCGCCCCCCGCACCGGGTTGATCGACAACCTGTTCGACATCCTGCCCATCGACGAAGTCGGCGGAGGCGGAGGCGGGTTCGGTGCAGCCCCCGGCAACGAAGCACTGCTCGACGGCATGACCGGCGGCATCACCGTCGTCGTCAACGCAGCCATCGCCGAATCCACGCTCGGCGACAAGATCGTCGACGCACTCACCGAATACACCCGACGGTCGGGACCGCTACAACTCGAGATCGCTTGACATGGCCCACCCCGTAGTCCAATCGGGCGACTACCTGCTCGAACTCGACACCGGGTTCGACTACTCATCGTTCCGCCTTGACACCAGCACACTCGGCACCGGCACACTCGGCCCCGCCCAGACGTACGCCGACATCACCGAATACGTCACCGTCATCACCTACAAACGAGGACGCCAGAAAACCGACTTCCAGTTCGGTGCAGGCGTCATGTCGTTCACCATGCGCGACGAGACAGGCATCCTCGGCCCGTACGACACGACCAGCCCCTACTACGACCCCGATAACAACCAGCCCGGACTCGCACCCATGCGGGCGGTGCGACTCTCGCGCGACGGCGAGTACCTGTTCGTCGGTGTCGTCACCTCGTACTACTACGACTTCCAACTCGCAGGACCGAACCTCGTGCAAGTCCAGTGCGCCGACGAGTTCTACAAACTCGCCCAAACGCAACTCGACGAACTCAACGTCACCGCCGAGACATCCGGGGAACGCATCACGACGGTCGTCGCCCTGCCCGAAGTCGACTACACCGGCACGACCAGCATCGCGACAGGCACCGTCAACCTCGGACACGACGCCGCGTACACCGTCCCGCAAGGCACGAACACGCTCAGTTATCTGCAGCAAATCAACCAAGCAGAACAGGGCCGCCTGTTCGTCTCGCGCACCGGGTCGATCGTGTTCCAAGAACGCATCGGCAACACGCTCAGCGCCCCGATCATCTCATTCACCGACGACGGCACCGCCGCCAAGTACGAGGCCCTCGAGGTCGAGTTCGACGCAGACAACGTCGTCAACCGCGCCTACGTCCAAGCACTCGACGGCAAAGAGGCAACCGACAGCGACGCAGGCAGCATCGCCACCTACTTCACGCAGCAGACATCCATCCTCAACAGCCTCCTACACATCCAAGGCGAAGTCGACGCCCTCGCCACCTACCTGCTCGAACCAGACCCCGAACCGCGATACACCTCGGTCACGACATGGTACGGCAGCCTCACGTCGCCGCAACGCGACACCGTCACGACCGTCGACATCGGCGACACCATCAGCATCGAAAAAGAGATTCCCGGCCTCGGCACGCAGGTCGCAACCGAACTGTCGGTTGAGGGCATCCAAGGCATCATCGACTTCAACCGGGGCCACCGCATCACGTTCTACACCGCACCGACCACCATCGTCTACGAACTCATCCTCGACGACGCGACCTATGGCGTTCTCGACGCCGCCAATGTCCTAGGATGAAGCCGTGACCACACCGTTCCCCTTCACGTCTGGGCAAGTGCTGACGGCTGCACAGATGAATGCAATCACGACGCTGCCAATCAACGATCAGACGGCGTCATACACACTTGTCGTCGGTGACGTCGGCAAGCGCGTCATTATGAACAACGCAGGTGCGACGACGATTACCGTGCCGAACAGCGTGTTCAGCACTGGCGACACCATCTTCATCGCAAACAAAGGCGCAGGCACTTGCACGGTCACAGCCGGGGCAGGAACGACAGTGAACGTCAACGGATCACTGGCAGTGACGCAATACGGAGGCGGCACACTCGTAGCACTGTCGGCGTCAACCTTCACGTTTTTTCCCGGGAGTGTAAAGAACACTCTTAGCGTCGACTTCCTGCTTGTCGGCGGTGGCGGCGGCGGTGGCGGCGCTGGCGGTGGTGACGCTGGTGGCGGTGGTGGCGCAGGCGGTTTTGTCACAGGTTCAGGCATTATCGGCAAAACCACTTATACGGTCAAAGTGGGCGCAGGTGGCGCAGGTGGTGGCACGACCACCATTCCGCAACAAGGCACGGCATCAGGATTTATCAACACGGCGAACGGCGGCGGTGGCGGCGGCGGCAACAGAGTTTTAGGACTAAATGGGGCTTCGGGTGGTGGCGGTGGACAAGACGGCGGCGCTGCTGGTGGAACAGGTATTAGCGGCGAAGGCAATAACGGCGGCAGTGCGGCGAGCGGTACGCAGGCAGGCGGCGGCGGTGGTGGCGCAAGCAGTGTTGGTGGTAATGGTTCAGGCTCAACAGGCGGTGCGGGTGGCACAGCGACGGCAAACACCTACACGGGCAGCAGTATTTCATACAGCGGGGGCGGTGGTGGTTCAGGAACAACGACGGGCGGCACAGGCGGCACAAACGCTGGTGATGGCGTAGGCGGCACAGGCAACGGAACCAACGCAACCGTAAATCGTGGCGGCGGTGGTGGCGGTGGGCGTGGTGGTTCGGGCGGCAATGGCGGTTCAGGCCGCGTGGTTGTGCGCTGGCTTACCGCAGACGCGGCAGGCTTGTCGATCAGCGTCACCGGCACAACTACCAACGGCACAGACGGTTCTTACACTTGGTACG